CCAGCTTGTAGGCAAAGAAAAACTTCTGCTGGTGGTAAAACTGATTTAACAATATTACAAAATGCAGGTTTCAATGTAAAATGCAAAATTAGGCATAGTCCAATTAGAGATAGGGTAAATGCAGTTAATTCAAGATTGAAGTCAGCAACAGGCAAAAGGTACATTTTTATCTCGCCATCTTGCAAAATTATGATAAAAGGTTTACAACGTCAGATATATAAGGAAAATACAAATATACCTGACAAAGAAGAGGGATACGACCACATGAATGATGCAATTGGATATTTAGTAGAAATAATTAAACCATTGATTACACAACCAAAAACATTTACTCCTCAAAGATGGAATATAAAACATAAATAATATGGCATACTCAAAAAACGACGCATCAGATTTACATATAGATTATAAAGAAAATGTATCAAATTGGGAGTATTTTTTAAGGTCGTATAATGGCGGATACGATTATAAATCTGGTCAATATCTTAATAAATATAATTTAGAATTAGAAAGTGAATTTAATCAAAGAATAGCAAACACTCCTTGTGATAATCATTGTAAGAATATTATACAAATTTATTCATCATTTTTATTTAGAGTAAAAGCAAGTAGAGATTTTGGAAATATGGCAGATGAGCCTAGTTTAGAATCATTCTTAAAAGATGCAGATTTAGAGGGAAATAATTTTACAACAGTTATTAAACAAGCACAAAATTATGCTTCTATTTATGGTCATTGTTTTATGATTTTAGACAAACCAAATATACAAACACAAACAAGAGCAGAAGAACTTTCTGAAGATATAAGACCATATTTATCTATTGTAACTCCTGAAAATGTATTTGATTGGAATTTTGAAAGATTACCAAATGGAAAATATGTTTTAAATTATTTGAAGATACGTGAAGAGGTAGATAAAAAAGGCGGATCATATATGAGAATGTGGTATCCTGATAAAGTAGATACAATATATGTACCAGATGATGCTACTGAACCTTCATTAATAGATACTGCCGAGAACCAGATTGGCAAAATACCTGCAGTTATTTTATACAATGCAAAGTCACACAAACGAGGCATTGGTCAATCTGACTTAACAGATATTGCAGATTTACAAAAAGCAATCTACAACGAATTTTCAGAAATAGAACAATTAATAAGATTAACAAACCACCCATCTTTAGTCAAAACTCCTACTGTAAATGCTAGTGCTGGTGCTGGTGCAGTAATAGAAATACCAGATGAAATGGAACCAAATTTAAAACCATATTTATTACAACCAAGTGGGCAAAATTTATCAGCTATTATGGATTCAATAACTAAAAAGGTTGAGGCTATAAATAGAATTGCACATACAGGTTCAGTAAGAACTACAAGACAACAAGTATCATCAGGTATTGCATTACAAACTGAATTTGAATTATTAAATGCAAGACTATCTGAAAAAGCTGATAACTTACAATTAGCAGAAGAACAATTATTTAGACTATATGGCGACTATCAAAATAAAGAATTTGATGGCGAAATAAATTATCCTGATAGTTTTAATATTAGAGATTATGCTTCTGATTTAATTTTTTATCAACAAGCAAAATCAATTAATGTTCCATCGGCAACTTTACAAAAAGAAATAGACAAAGAAATTTCAAGAGCAGTAGTAGATGATGATGAAAAACTTGGATTAATATTTGATGAAATAGATGCTCAAAAAGAAGTAGGACAATTTACACAAGACGAGCCACAAGAAGATGATGAAGAAGTAGAGCAAGAGGAAGTTTAATGAATGTCAGATATTGTTCAAGACTTTACTGAATATAGAATAAGACAAATAGAAATAGCTGAAGCTAAATATTACGAAAGCCTTATAGCAACATTAGATAAAATAGAAAAAGATATTACAAATCTTGCAGGTCGTACTCTTCCAACTGATGATGTTGGCAGATTATTTGATTTAAAAATTGCAGTATCAATGCAACCCAAAATAAGAAGCATATTAGAAAAAGAATATTTACCTTGGGCAGATAGAGTAGTTAGAGAGGGTTATACAAAACAAGCAAAAAGAATAGAAAAAGCATTTAAGGGCATTGGAAATGTGCCTGTTGCATTTCAACAATTAACAAATGCAGATTTATCATTAATAGCAAATTTAAAAAGACAATCTTTTACTCAATTCAAAGATGTTTCAAATACTTTTACAAGAAGATTAACAGAAAAAATTTATCAATCTACTTTGACAAGTGTACCATTTACAGAATTGGAAAAGGAATTAAGGCAAACAATAAATGGTATTTATGCTAGTTCTGATGATAAAAAATTAAATGCATTAATTAAAGATATAAAAAAAGATGAAGTAAAAATTAGAAGAGTAGATAGAAGAACGGAAGCTGGTAGAAGATTAAGGCAGAAACTTGACAAAAATATTCAGCTTTTACAAAGCAAATTTGCTAGAGATCGTGCTGGGGAAAACATGAAAAGGTATGCTGGGCAGATATTAAATGATGGATTAAGAGAATTTGATGCACAACTTAACCTTGCAAAAGGTGCAGAAGCTGGCTTAAAATTTGTGAAATATCAAGGTTCTAACATAGCAACTACCAGAGATTTTTGTAGGCTTGTAAGAAATGGTAAGTATGATAAAAGAAAAGGCGGACTATTCACAATTGATGAAGTCAAAAAACTTTGGAATAGTAGAGGTTGGTCAGGGAAAAAATCTGGCAATCCTTTAATAGTACGAGGTGGTTACAATTGTCGTCATCAATGGAGTTTTGTCAATCCTAACTGGTATGACAATAACGGTAAACTAAAAATATAGGAGAATAAATGTCAGAAGAAACAAAGGTTGTTGAACCTCAAAATCAAACACAAGAAAAACCACAAGAGGTAAATACAGAAGTACAAACACCTCAACAAAAAACTTTCAGTCAAGAAGATTTAGATAGAATTATCAAACAAAGATTGGAAGCAGAAAAAGCAAAAAATCAAAGAGCACTTGACGAAATAAAAGCACAAGAAGTAGCACAGGCAAAAGAAGAAGAAGTTAAAAATGCCAAAACAAAAGCTGATCTTGAAAATTTAATGAAGCAAAGAATAGCAGAAAAAGATGCTGAAATTAATAAATTCAAAGATGAAATCAAAAAAGAAAGAGTTGACAATTCAGTATTAAGTGTTGCTTCAAAATACAATGCTATCAATCCTCAACAAGTCGTTGATTTAATTAAACCAGAAATAAAATTAAATGACGATAATCGTATTGAAGTACTTGATAAAAATAAGAATATAAGGTATGACGATAAAGGGGAACTACTTACTATTGAACAAAGAGTAAAAGAGTTTTTAGATGCTAACCCACATTTCTCGCAAGGGTCAAAGTCTGGAGTAGGGAGTCAGAGTAGCATTGAGGGAAAAACTGTTAAACCTTTTAATATCAGTGATTTAGATTTGAGCAAACCAGAAGATCGTGAGCGATATGCTAAATATCGTAAAGAACGAGATAGTGGTGCAGTTCAAATAAATTTAAACAAATAATAATATAGAGGAAAACAACAATGGCAAACGAAACGACATCGTCAACACTCTCGGAACTATATACTGAGATTGTTGCAGAGGCATTATTCGTAGCAAGTGAACAATCAATCATGCGTCCACTTGTAAGAAATTATGCTGTATCTGGTGGCGGAAAATCAGTAGAGGTTCCAATTTATGGAACTGTTTCAGCAAGTGCTGTAAACGAAGCAACTGATTTATCTAACACAGAAGTAAATCCAACTTCAGTTACAATTACTGCAAGTGAAAATGGAATAATGACAACACTCACAGATTTAGCAAGAAATGCGGCTCCAAGAAATGTAGCGGCAGATATTGGTAAATTATTTGGGGAAGCAATCGCAAAGAAACAAGATTTAGACTTAACTGCTCTATTTGATGGTTTCTCAAACTCAGTAGGTTCTACTGCGGCGGCTGTAACTGTTGAGCATTTTTTCCAAGCAATCGCAACATTAAGAAGAAACAATGTTCCTTTAAATGATGTGGTAGCAGTATTTCATCCTGACATTGCTTATGATTTGAAAAAAGGTATCACAAATACATTTGCAACATCAGGTAATGTATCTGACTTGGCAAACGAAGCATTAAGAAATGGTTTCATCGGATCTTTAGGTGGAATTAGAATCTTTGAAACTTCAAACATCGCTAACACAGGAAATGCTGGGGACTATAAATCAGCAATGTTCCATAGAGATGCTTTAGGAATGGCTATGATGCAAGACCTAAAAATTGAAACTCAAAGGGATGCTTCTTTACGTGCTGATGAAATTGTAGCAACTGCTGTATATGGTGTAGGTGAATTACACGATACTTATGGTGTTGAAATACAAGGTGATTCTAGTATAGTAAGCTAATAATCATTTTCTTATGGGCGAGAAATCGCCCATAGGAGTTAGGAGTATTATGGAAACAGTAAAATTAACAAATGGAAAAAAAACTATTGTTAGATCAAAGGAACAATACGAAGCTAACAAAAGTCAATTTGAAGCTAGAGGATTTAAATTAGAAAAAAAGCTAAAAGAAAAAATAGCAGAAGTAGTAAGTATAAAACCAAAGAAGAAAAAAAATGTTAAAAAAAGTAAAAAAAGCGATAAGTAAGATTTGGAATAAATTTGTAGGTTGGCTATTTAAAGGATACGATGGCTAATTATACAGGTGTAAATGTTACTGATGTTGTTGAAATAGAAACATATCAACCAGATATTTTTGGATTTGGTATAGCTTCTAATGATTCTAAAGTAACTCATTACATTACTCAAACGACTAATGATATTTTAAGAGAATTAAGAATACGTTGGTGGCCTGTTTATAAATCAAATGTTTATACAGATATAACTGTTTTAAATACAGTAGAAATGGTTAATACAAAAGTAAATTTAGATCAATTTAAAAAGGCAGGTGTTTATCTATTTTTGTCTAAATATTTTTTACCAGCACTTACAAAATTTAGACCAGA